ATAACGGATACTGGGTGGTATTACAAGATGTATGGGATAATGGTTTCCATAGCAGGTCATGCCATCAAAGTGAAATATCCAATAACATCAGTTGAAATTGCAAATCTATGCAAACAAATAGATGAAGCAAATGGTGGTTGGTATAGAAACCGACCTCTTAAAAAAGAGGCGGATAGGGCGATAGAATATATTTATGGACAAGATTTTTAAGCGGGTATCGTATAAAGGTAATACCGCAGGTTTCCAACCTGCAGATGGCAGTTCGATTCTGTCTACCCGCTCCATTAACAGGAGAATGATATGACAGAGATGAAAATTCTTTTGATAGATTTACAAGATAACGATAATAAACATACTTTTGCAAACAAAGAAAATTTACGCAAATGGTTGATTGGTTTTCATAGTATTGATTATGAAACCCAAGAGGGTGATAGAGATATTAACGAACTTACTTTACAAGAACTATGTGAACACGGTGAGTGGGATTATAAAATTCTTGATAAGAAAAGAGAACTCAAGAAACGAGGAGTGACAAATGGAGGACAACAGATGAATAATCAAATCGGTGGAAGATTTAAATATTGGAAAGAAGGTGTAAAAGGATTTTGTATAGGATTCTTTGGTTTATTTGCGATTACGGCACTTGCTGGTAGTGGTGGTGCAATAGTAACAGACCATTATCATAATGTCGAGTATTCAGAACCATATTCAGTTAAAGTATGTAGGAATGAGGCAGTAGCTTCTGGTAATGCAGTTAACGATGCAATTTGGGGTGGAATCTTCGGTGCAGTTATTGGTGATGCAATAGATGACGAAGATGGTAAAGTGCCTGGTGCGATTATCGGTGCATTAATTGGTGCTAATAATGGTAACAATGCAACAATGACACCTGCTGCTGTATGTAGAACAGAAACACGCTACCATACAATTCAACGAGGTGAATACTCACACTCAACAATTGAATTCGATTATGAAGGTGCTCGCTACAGATTAAACTTTACTAAAAGATAGGAGTATACAATGAGTTGTAAATGTGAATGTCATAGATGTTCATGTGAAAGAACCAAATCTTGTAGTTGGGGAAAACACATATTTTGGGGCATAATAATACTAATGATAGTATCATTATGCACGTAAAAGACCATATAAGAATATTAAAATATTATAATTTAGGAGATGATAGAATGACAAGTGATAAAGATTATTATAATGAAGAAGCAACCGATTGTATTATCAGAGTTCTTCGTGGACAAGTAGAAGTTTTAAAATCAAGAATTAAACCTCATGCAACAGGACATTACATTACAGCAATTGGTGTAATAGAAACTCGCATTGAGGAACTACTAAAAGAGAAAGAAATTTGGGCAGAATATGATGAACAGAATTAATAGGAGTAAGATATGGGAGTGATGGATAAACTAAAGAAGAATAGTAGAATCAAAGAAACAGCGATACTTAATAAATCTAAACTATTCTCTAATAAGGATATGGTCGTAACTTCCGTTCCTATGATTAACGTTGCATTGAGTGGTGACCCCGACGGTGGATTGTATTCGGGAATGACGGTATTAGCTGGCCCATCAAAACATTTCAAGACATCATTTGGATTGTTAATGGCTAGTGCATACCTTGAGAAATACAAAGATGCAGTTCTGTTATTCTATGATTCAGAATTTGGCTCACCCCAAAACTATTTCAAATCATTTGGTATCGATACTTCAAGGGTACTCCACACTCCAATAACAAATGTTGAGGAGTTGAAGTTTGACTTAATAAATCAACTTGAGAGTATCGAACGAGATGACAAGGTTATCATTATGGTGGATTCCATTGGTAACATCGCCTCTAAGAAAGAACTCGACGATACTATGAACGAGAAATCCGTTGCAGATATGAGTCGTGCAAAGGCATTAAAATCTCTATTCAGAATGAGCACTCCATATTTAACTTTAAAGGATATCCCATTACTTGCGGTTAACCATACCTATCAAGAAATTGGTATGTTTCCTAAGGCGATTGTGTCGGGGGGAACTGGTATCTATTACACTTCAGACAATATATGGATTATTGGTCGTCAACAAGAAAAGAAAGGAACGGATATTGTAGGATACAATTTCGTTATCAATGTTGAAAAGTCAAGATTCGTTAAAGAGAAGTCCAAGATTCCTATATCGGTTACGTGGGAAGGTGGTGTTGAACCATACTCGGGATTACTTGATGTTGCACTTGAAGGCGGATACGTCACTAAACCAACGATAGGGTGGTATTCAAAAGTGGATACAACTACTGGTGAAGTGGAAGATAAGAAGGTTAGAATCGCAGAAACATTAAAGGAAGAGTTCTGGGAGCCTATTTTTAAGAACACAGATTTCAAAGAATATATAAAAAATAAATATCAAATCGGTCATATCGATATGATTAAATAACATTGACCTTTGAGTCGTTTTAAGGTATAATAGTTATATGAAACTCGAAACAATCATACTTCGTCATTTAATTCAAGACGAAATCTTTATGAGGAAAACCATTCCTCATCTCAAACACAAGTATTTTGAAGGCCCCCACGCACACGTCTTTAAGGGAATCGTGGATTTCGTTAATAAGTATTCGGAAGTTCCAGAATCCACAGCATTGTCAATCGAAATGCAACAACACGCAAACCTTCCCGGACAAGATACCGCAGAAACATTTGATATAATCTCGGAGTTGGGGGATAAGGTAAAGGACGTAAATGATGATTGGTTACTTCAACAAACAGAGAAGTGGTGTCAAGACCGTTCGATATTCCTTGCAATCATGGAGTCGATTAACATTATCGACGGGAAACATAAAGACTTAACAAAGAATGCTCTCCCCGAATTACTCCAAGATGCCCTCGCAGTAAATTTCGATACTAATGTCGGACATGACTATATAAATGACTCCGACGAACGATACGAATTCTATCATAAGAAAGAAGAACACCTCGAATTAGATTTAGAAATGATGAATACGATAACTAAAGGAGGATTTGTTAATAAATCTCTGAACATTGCAATGGCTGGTACAGGTGTCGGTAAGTCCTTATTCATGTGTCATTGTGCTGCTTCTTCGTTATCCTCTGGTAAGAACGTATTGTATATATCAATGGAAATGTCAGAAGAACGAGTTGCAGAACGTATCGACGCAAACTTAATGAATGTACAGATAGACCAACTCGGGAATCTCTCAAAAGATATGTTCGATAAAAAGGTACATCATATTGCAGATAAGGGAGTCGGTAAATTAATTATAAAAGAATATCCAACAGGGGCGGCTCATGTAGGTCATTTCCGTGCATTGTTGACAGAACTAAAAATGAAAAGGAACTTCATTCCCGATTTGATTTGCATTGACTATATCAACATCTGTGCTTCTTCTCGTATGAAAGATATGAGTCACACATACACATATGTTAAAGCAATCGCAGAAGAACTTAGGGGTATGGCGGTAGAACAGAATGTACCGATTCTATCTGCAACCCAAACAACGAGAGGTGGATTTGATAACTCCGACGTTGGACTTACAGACACTTCCGAATCATTCGGATTACCTGCAACCGCAGACCTTATGTTCGCATTGATTACAACAGAAGAACTAGACAACCTTAATCAGATTATGATTAAACAACTTAAGAATAGATACAACGACCCAACAGGTAAAACCAGAAGATTTGTATTGGGCATAGATAGAAGTAAGATGAGATTATATGATGTAGAAGATTCCGCACAATCTATAATTGATACTGACCAAGTTAAGAAACCAGTAGATGATTATGAGGGATTTCAGTTATGAACAAGATATTTAAATGCGATATTATGGAAGGGTTTAAGAAGCTCGACGATAAATCCATTGATTGCGTAATCACTTCCCCACCATATTGGCAACTCCGTAATTATGGGTTTGACGAACAATGGGGATTAGAACCAACATTCCAAGAGTATTTAGAAAGACTATGGGGTATGATGGACGAAATACATCGTGT